CGCTGGGGAACGGCTCGTCGATGGGCACGTCGCCGGCGGCCTCGTTCACGGCGCATTGTTCGCCTGGGTCGGCCTGGATGCTCTCCCAGCGGCGGGCGGTGATGCCGTTCCGCAGGAAGGACTCGTGGGTCACGCTCGACCAGGCCCATGCCGTCTCCGTGCGGGCGATGGTCTGGGCGCGGCGCACCGACCACTCCGAGAACTCGCCCCGGAGGTTCCGCGCGATCTCAAATGGATGCGCGCCCCGCTCGATACCCCGCGCCAGCAGCTCGCGGATGCGGCGCTGCGAGAACTCGTCGATGTCGGCTACCTGACGGGCCGAACGGCTGCGCAGCTCGCTGAGCACGCGCTCGCCCCGCAGCTCGAAGCCGCCGGCGATGCGCAGCGACCGGAGCGCGGAAGCGCCAGCGCCGTTGCCCGTTACCAGATAGACATCGAAGACCAGCTCCGTGAACTCGTCTGAGGCGAACCAGGCGGCAGCGACCGCTTCCAGGTAATCCGCATCATCGGGGTTCTCGGCCTCACGCAGACGGCGTTTCGTGATGTCGGCGGCCAGGGCCTCGGAGGGGAAGGCCCGCGCCCAGCGCCGGAAGTAGGCGGCGATGCGCCGCTCGTTGCGGCGCTCGTAGCGGTCGCGAGTGAGAGAGAGGCTGGCCTCGGTGAGGAGGGCGGTGGCGGTCACTCGCGTGCCTCAGCGCACAGCTCATCCAGGATCTCGAGCGCTCGCTCCTCGTCGGCGGTCGGCCCGCCGTGATCGGCGAGGAGCTCAATGAACACCTCGCGACCTGCAACGCAGACCAGCGCGTACCCGTGCTCTTCGATTCGGTCACGCTCCTCGCGACGGAAGGCGTCTTCGGTGATGGGTTCGCCGAGGACAGTGAGCACTCTCGGTGGGGGCGCTTGGCCATCGCCGTCAGGAGCGGCCCCCTGGTCGTTTGCGTCGCCACCACAGGCCAGGGCGCCCAGACTGAAGGCCACGAACGCGGCTGCGATCTTAGCCCTCACCGCCCATTGGCCCCCACCCGCACGCGCATCTCGTAGAGCACCGACTCCATCGCGTGGCGCAGCGCCTCGCCGCCCTCGGTCGGCTCCGGCCCCGCCTGCCGCTCCTTCTCCAGCCGCTCCATGATCTCATCCACGTTGTTGATGCCCAGGATGGTGAGCGCGTACTGGATGACCTCCGGGATGCCCGCCAGCGGGGGCAGAGCGGCGAGGAAGTCCACCAGCGTCTTGCCGGTGACGGCGATGTCCTGCTCGACGATGGGCGGGGCGTCGATGTCGATGAAGTTGTCCTCGACGCTCAACCCTCCCCACTCGATCGCATGCTGGAACAGATCTTCGTACCAGTCCAGCCACACCAGCTGGTAAGCGGCAAACATCAACTCCATGGGCCGGAGCAGGCTCTTCGCGGTGGCGAGGTTTGAGTTGTCGGCGTTGCCGAAGAACGGCTCCGCGATACCGGTGGCCGACGAGAAGAGGAGTTTGAGCAGGCGGCCGTCCGCCTCGGCGTTGCGCGCGTCCTGAGGCATCTGGATCGGCTCGAGGGTGCTCCCTTCGTTCTCCACCAGCGTACTGCCAGCGATGGGCGGCGGATTGCTCATCCCGCCGGCGTCGGTGCTGAGCCTAGTCGCCGCCTGGGCGACGGCTTGCGGCCCGCCCTTAACCTTCTTGCGGAAGGCGAAGGCGGCGCGAGCGCGGGTGATCGTCGCGCGGTCCTCCATGAACTTTCGGTGCGCCTGCGACCAGTCGAGGCCAGCGGTCGCCATCGGCAGGCCACGCAGGCCAATGCTGTTGATAGCCAGGTGGGAGACGCGCACCTCGTCGGGGGGCTGGAACTCCAAGCCGTCACGTCCCGCGATCGTCTCGAGGCCATCCAGGGCTTCCTCGCTCGCTTCCCAGTCGGCATACACGGCGCGTTTCAGTTGGCCATCGGGCGGCGTCCAGACGCGCCTGTAGCCCCAGACATCCTCCGCGTCGTCGGGGTTCGTGACGGCGTCCTCGACCTGCAGACAGTCGATGGTGCGCACCTTCACCGGCTCGGTCGACTGGCCGACGAAGATAGCGAAGAAGCGCTCGCCGTCGACCAGAAGGCGGTCGGACTGGCGCCGCTGGGCGGCGAGCGTGCCGATGACCCGCTTGTTGACGGGGGCGGTAAGTGTAGCGTCGATGATCTCCTGGACACGCTCGTCGTTGGCTTTGAGCGTCCACGGCCGGGCGAAGCAGTAGTCGGTGAACATGCTCACGGCGCGAGTGACCAGGGGGTCACGCTGGTAGTAGACGCGGGAACGCTGGACGAGCCGCTGCCGCTCCCAGGGCAGGAGGTCGGTCTGCTCGCGGCCGGCGGAGCCAATGCGCATCCAGCCGATATCCTCCAGGGCCAGCTCGAGGTCGGCGAGGCTTAGGCCGTAGGACTCAACGGCGGACGCGAAGCGGCGGAAGTCGTGGGAGGAGGTGCGCAGCTCGCGCAGCTCGCGCCCGAAGATGCGGTCGGCGACGGCTTCACGAAGGCCCATTGCTCACCACCTGTCCCACCTCCCGCTCAGCGAGGGCCGGTAGTCGTGGCCCAGCTCGACGACGATCTCCTCCTCGATGAGCATCAGCTCGGTCAACGCCCACACCAGAGCGTCAAGACGGTCAGGCGACCTACCCTCGCCGGGCACCCAGGTACAGAGCTGGTCTTCCAGGTCAGGCAGCGTACCCACATGATGCACCTTGCCCTGCTCATACAGCGCAGCGACCGGCTCAGCGCGTACCTGTTTCCCCCGGCTGGCTGTGAGCGCCTTGTAGGGCACGTCCGGCCAGGCGCTCCTGAGCGTCGCCTCCACCATCGCTCCACCGAAGTTCTGCTCGGCCACGATCCGGTCTGCCTGAAACTCACTATAGCACCCGATAGCGACCCGCGCCCACTCGTTCGGCGTGCGGTGGCCACTCGCGTCGTAGAGCACAAAGCTGTGCTGTTCGGCGGCCCCGCGACAGGTGCACCAACCAAGACCCGCGACCACGATCCCCTGCTCGCTCGCCCCTTCGTCGTCTGAGCCGGAGGGGTCGATGGCGACCACAACACGGGTGAGCACGGGTGCCTGCATCACCCTGGTGGACTCGATCCAGACGCGCATCCACAGGGCGCCCTCGATGTCCTCCAAGATCTCGCCAGCCAGTTCCTGCCGCCCCAGGCGCGTACCTTCGTAACGCTCGATGACACGCTGCCGGAAGGTAGGCGCGAGGTTGTCAAGGTTCTCGTAGGTATGGCCAGGAGTTACATGCGTAGTCTCAGCGGCGACCATCTGCTTGATAATCGGGATCGGGCGAGGGGTGGTCGTAACGATGACGCGGGGGTCGGCGCCGATACGCAGCCCGAACATGAGGTTGTCCCAGGCATCCTGCGGGTACTTGTACTTCGCCAGCTCGTCGCACCAGGCTAGATCGTGCTGCGGCCCGCGAAGCTGGTCGGGCTCGTCCCCAGAATAGACCGTCGCGGCTGCACCATTCGGCCATGTCAGCCGTCGCTTCGATGGTTCCCAGAGCGGCCGGTTCCAGGGCGGCGACACGGCGAGGATACCGGAGGTCGGGTCCTCGACCATCACGTCACGGGCGTCGGCCTTCGTCTCGGCGATGAAGGCGATGCGTCGCGCTTCCCCACGCTCGACCTTCTCACGCACGAACTCGGCCCCCGTCCTCGTCTTGCCCCAGCCGCGCCCGGAGAGGATCAGCCAGACCAGCCAGGGCTCCGCCGATGCGAGCTGCTTGGGCCGTGCGTGGTAACGACACTGCGCATCTTGACAGCCGCCCTCGTTGCGCCAGTCATAACGGTGGGCGTCCTTGCCGGTATGCTGGGCCTGCCGCCGAAACTCGTCGTAGACGGCGCCCAGGGCGAGCAGCTCGGGGGTGGCGGTGGTCATAGAAGTTTCGCCATCGTGCCCCGTTCGACCTCACGAGTCCGCCGCCGCAATTCACACCGCGCTGCTGCGGCATCACGAGCACCGTTCACTGGATTGTTGCTTGTCAATACAGTGTCAATGGTACGAGAAATAGTGTGCTCGTGACCATAGGGAATGCG